CACGCCGCGCTTTGGTGGGCCACGCTGAACCGAAGGGGGACAAGCCGAGGGATGCGGTACTGACCCTTGCCCAAGACCGCCGTGTCCAAGACCGGCTGCGGGGTGGAGTCAGGGGACTGCGCGGTGTAGGTCTGCTCCACCAAGGGCTCCAAAGAGAAGTCCTTGTAGTGGCGCATGGTCACCTTCGGCTCACCCGTGGTGAGCATCCACAAGACGACGTAGCTGACCTGCTTCTGCAACTGCGGGTCGCCGTAGCTGTTCCACGCGGAACGGTAGATGGACTTCGGCGGGTTGTTGGGGACCAATACGTCCCCGGCGTAGTCTGAACCCAAGGACCGCTTGCCGCTGATGACAAACAGGCCCCTTTGCGAGTCATTCCCGCCCGCCTGCGCGCCGACGTTGTGCCCGAAGACAATGGTTCCGTCATAGAGCGTGGTGACGGCCCCTACGGGGAAGCCTTCGCGGGTGGACCAAGCCGAAAGCCCCTGCTCAGCGGAGGCCAAGCGGTCAACGTGAAGGACCATGCCGAGGTTGGGGCGGTCATTCCCGTCAACCGGGACGTACAGGTGGTACTCCCGCGTCAACTCGGAGAAGCAGGCCACCGCCCTCGCATGGCAATCGGGCGTGATGCGGCTGATAACCGCGTCTTGCTGGACGGTGAGGTTGACCACTTCGCTGATGGCGCCGCCCTGCAAGCCGCCAAGGACCGCGTACACCCCGTCAACGGCCAAGAACACCACGCCAAGGCCGGGAACGGTGGCGATGGAGTGCGGAGCCTTGCACGTCACGTTGGAGGTCAAGGGCGTGACGGTGAACCCGCTGGTGTAGTCGCCCTGAACCACGTCAATGCCACGCTCGCGGAAGATGAGAAGCGACGTGTAGTGGGCGTAGAGCGCGGTGATGCCCCCGCCGGTAGACGAAAGCTCAATGAAAGAGTCCGCCGGGAACTGCTCAATGAGCCCTGCGACTGAGAAGTAGAGCGTAGTCGGCTGGTCAATGCCGCCGTCAAGGAACAGGCACCCGTTGTAGAGCGCGCTGAACCTCGCCTTCGGGGCCGGAAGCGGGCCGGTAGGAATCTCAGGGGCCGGTTGGCCGAGGTTTGCGGTCAGAACGGCGTCGAAGAACTGGTCTTCCACGTTGTTCCGCACAAGGTCAATGAAGTAGAGCGTGGTGTCGCCGGGAGAAACGTAGTCATCGCCGTAGTTGGTGGTCCTGTAGACCTTGCGGGCCACGGTTCCGGGCGGGCCGGTGGGAATGGTGATGGCGCAAGCGTGCCTCATGCCTTCCGCACCTGCGAGCAAGTCCCACCGGATGCTCGAAAGAGTGGAAATGGGGCCTTCGGAGCCGGTGTCGGTGATGTAGCTCACGCTCCATCCGAAGATGGCTTCCTTGTCGCCGTCTTGCCCGCCCACGTTGTTGGGGAAGCCGAGGCCCCACCTGCCCCCGTCAGGGATGGCATTGCCCGCCGAGGGGCACCAAAGGGTAACGGCGCCGTTGCCGCTTGCCTTCGGCTCAGCGCCCGAAGCAGGCGTCGGGAAGGGCTTGACGTGCCGGGGGTCAGCGGGCGTGGGCAAGCCGTCGAAGCCGAAGGGGCGGACACACTGAGAAGCCGTGTTGACCGCTTCGGTGTAGCTGCCGAGGGGCCAAGGGCGTACAAGGATGGGCCGGTCAACGCCGTTGGTGATGATGGTCCCGTAAGACGTAGTGGTGTACCAAGACCCCGCCTCAGAAGCAGAAGGCACGTTGCGGTTGCTCGCCAAGGTCAGAACTTGGTCTGCGCCTGCGGCCTCATAGACCAAGTACAGGTTGCCATCGGCCTCGAAGAACAGGTGTTGACGCGCCCCTCCCGAAAGCTCTTGGGCACAATGAATGGAAGTCACCTGCCCGATGGAGCCGAAGGGTGCCCATGAAGTCGGGGAGGCCACAAACGGCTCATAGCCAAGGCGGGTACTCCACCCGCCCGTCGCCTTGTCAATCATCAAGTTCTGCGCGACACCCGCGTTGCTGGGAGACTGCGGGAGCTTGGTTTCAAGGCCACCCGCAAGCGGAGCCTGAGTCACGTTCTGCTTCATGGCGGCTCCATCAAGGGATGAAGGTGAGCTTCCCATACGGGTTGGTCATAAACTTGTAGCCCGCCGTGGGAGTGCCCTTGATGATGCGGCGAGGAACGGCCTGCAAGAACCGCTGTTCCATGCCCTTGTAGAGCGTGTCCTTCTTCCGCTGGTAGACCGCGCTCAGGGCGGGGTTGTCCACCTTCAAGGTCAGGTTCTCCAAGGCCGCATACGCAATCACTTGCGCGTAGGAAGAAGGCACAAGCGGGGCGTCTTGGTCTTCCATCATGCGCTGAGGCGTCACCACCATGCGGACGTTCAGCCCTTGGTCCGCCGAAGGGTGCGGGTAAAGCTGAACGGACTGGTAGGCGGCAGACTGGTCATGCCGGTAGCGAATGGACGTAGACTGAAAGTTCTGACTTTCAAGGTGCGAAAGAGCGAGGTTGGGGGCGAGGGTGACGCCGCCTTGCGGGTCAATGGTGTCCACCCCGATGACCGGAGGGCCACCTTGCTCACCAAGCGCGTCTCTCACCCGCACGGGTGCGAGAATGTTTGCTTCGGGGCAGGTGAAGTAGTACCGCCGGTAGAAGCCGGTTGCCGAAGGGATGGCTTCGGGCGTGAACGTGAGGGTCTGGTTGTCGGCAAGGGTGTAGGTCGCCACCTTCGAGAAGGCGCTTTCCCACCCGTCACTGACTTCGGGCCGGTACACGGGGTAGTTGGTGGCGGCGGGGCCGTAGACGTTGACCATGTAGACGTTGATGGTCCTGATGCCCTGCCCGACGCCTGCGACTACCGACACCCCACGGGGGACTTGCGGAGCGGGGGTGCGCTTGCCCTCAGAAGGCAAGTACGCCTCAATGGTGCCGAGAAGGTCAGGGTCAAGGTTGGCGTCTTCCCGCTCCCACTTGGAAAGGAACAGGGCCTTCGCCGGGATGCCGACTTCGGGGTCGCTCACGTTCTGCACGGTCATGCAGTCCGAGGGAAGGTACACGTCCCTGAACTTCAAGGTGACGGTGTAGGTGCCCGTCACGCCCTCGAAGTCCCGGCTGATGAAAAGCTGGTTGACCGACTTGACGTAGGCGACAAGGTACTGAAAGGTCGCGCCGTTGGAGTCGGTGACGGTAAGCTGCCCACGGTCCCACCGGGAACCGGGCTTGATGGCCGAGGGGGAGGACGGGAAGTTGATGCCTGCGACGGTCGCGGAGCCGTTCACAAAGCTCATTTCGTGCGAAACGTCGGTGTAGACCTTCAACGTCCGGTCCCGCATGGAGAAGTCCCACGGGCGGTCAGTCAAAGTGCGCGTCTGCGCGTCATTCAGGATGGCGACAAGCTGCTCACGGTAGGTCGCATTGGTGGGGTCATAGTCGAGAAGGTTCCCGCAGAAGGAAATCAGGTCACCGAGGTTCATGCGTTCTCCCTAAGCGAGAAGCCCCGCCCACCTTTGGGGCGGACGGGGCAAGTGTAGCCCATTGAAGGGGCTACAGCGGGGCTCAGAACTTGCTGTAGACGTAAGCCTCGGAGAAGCCGCCCGCCTCAGCGGTCAGGGCCACGCCGCACGGGCCGGTCCCGGTATGGGTGCCGGTCGCGTAGGTGACGGCGGTGCCGGCGGTCGCGGAAGTGGTCAGGGAGGCGTGCTGGGCCGTGCCCGCCGCCACCTTGGCCGCGCCGACGTAGCCGCCGATAACCACGTCCACCTTGTCGCCCGAAGAAGCGGCGGCGAGGGCCACGCCCGCGACGTTGCCACGGCCGGCGACCGCCGGGGTGGCGATGACGTACAGGGCCTTGTCGGCGCCGGTCTTGCCGGTGTCGAGCGCAACCCAATCGCCGGCCGCGATGGTGCCGCCCGCGATGTACGTCTCCACCTGACGGCGGTTGACGGTCGCGGCGCCCTCACCGGGGCCGAGGAACTGAATGAGGGTAGAGGTAGCCATGAGTATCAAGCCTCCGCGTTGAGAAGAAGGGCGTGCGAGGCGAGGTGGCCGGTCACAAGCTGCATCCGGCAGAACACCATAGACGCCTCAGTGGCCGTTCCCGGCACCGGCATCATATCCCCGACGTTGAACCAGCCGTCCGTATCGGCGTAAAGCTGGAACTGGTCGGAGGAAAGCAGGTAGCCCGACACGGGAGGACGGCCCGCGACAACCGCGTTGTTCACGTTGAAGCCGAGGTTCGGGTCAACGTAGATGCGGGCACCACGGTAGGTGGCGACCATCTCGCTGTTGAGGCCGTTCCGGTCAGCCACGCTGATGTACTGAATCCGCTGGTCCATGAGGGCCAGGAAGGCAGCATAGCAGTTGGGGCTGAGCAGCATGATGTCAGGGGTCTTGCCGCCGGGGTTGTAAATCTGAGCCTGGATGAAAAGCTCATCAATGTGGCTCAGGGCGAGGGTGCCGCCCGCGTCGACAAACTGGTTGAACCAGTTCTGCGACTGGAAGGTGGCCTTGCTCAGACCGCCGACGCTGTTGACCTGCGAAGCGCGGGCGCGGGCTTCGAGCCAGCCATTCGTGTTGGCCGCCAGAATGTCCGTACCGCCGACGCTCAGGCCGTTGCCGTTGAGGGTCTGGAGGGTGGTCAGCTTGCCGCTGGACCCCTGGATGACCTGCTTCGACACCTCCTTCTTCAGCGAAAGCATGACGTTCTTCATCTTGCTTTCGAGAATGTTGACCACCGCGAGGTCGCCCTTGTTGGCCGCCTTCTCAACGGCGTTCAGGATGATGGGCTGAGTGAAGTTGCTCCACTCAAACTTCGCGCTGTAGAAGGGGTCGGTGACGCTCATGTTCACCGCCTCCCAACCAGAGGAGAGTTCCGTAAGCTGGGTCGTCTCACCAAAGATGACGGGCTGCTCCACTCGGGAAGAACCGGAAACCTTGACGAGATTGCCGTGCTCCTCAATGGCACGGATGAGCGGGTGAGCGAGGAAGCTGTTGTCCACGAGCTTGTCGCGGAGAAGCTGGAGCGTAGTGGTGAGAACCGACTGCGGAGCCATAAGGCCCTCCAATGCGAATGAGTGAGACTACGGGTTCGGGGGCGTGTCCATGAAGGGTGCCGCTAAAGCCGTAGGCTCCGCAACGGGGGTGGCCTACGTCATCGGCATTATACTTCATGGTCGCGGAAGCGCAACTACCGACTACGGTGCATGGACTGAGCGAGCGCGAGAATGTCCGCGTTGCTCATCTTCTTGATGGTGGAGCGGTCAGGGGTAGAAGTCACGGCGCCACGGCGGGGAGTAGCGGTGCCGGTCAGGGCGGCTTCCTTGGCCGCCTTGCGCTCAGCGGCCTTGCGGGTTTCGGCCTGCGAGGCGTTGACCTTGGCCTGCTTCCCCTTCGCCGCCCAATAGGCCGTCACAAGGTCAAGGGCCGGGTTGCTTTCGAGAAGGAACTGCACTTCGGAGCGAAGGCCGGTGTCCGTCTCAAACTCGGGGTGCTCGGCCAAGAACGCCTTGTAGTTGTCCTCGGCCTGCATGACTTCGTATTCCTGCTGCATGGGCTCCAAGACTTCGCGCAGCCGCTTGTTCACCTCGGCCTCAATGCGGGCCTTGATGGTGTCCTCATTGAAGGGGTCATACTCGGGAAGCTCACGGTCTTGAAGCGCCTGCGCGCCCTTCTTCAACGCCTCCCGCTCCCGCAGAAAGTCCTTCTTCTGCTCGGCAAGCTCCTGAGTCTTGCGGGTGTAGTCCCCCTGCATTTCGCGCATGAGCTTGGCGATGTCGGGCGGCACCTGCTTCATGGCGTCATTCCATGAGAGGTTGCGCTTGCGGGGAGGCTCGCCGTTGCTGACTTCCTCAATCTCCACTTCGGAGCCGGTGTCATCCTCGCCCGACGCAATCAGTTGCGCTTCGGCAAGAACCTTCTCGGCGGTGGACTGGACGGGTGCGGCGTTGCCTTCGACGGTGAGGCTCGGGGTGGTCATTCAGACTCCCTATGACTTGACAAGGTTGATGGGGGAACCGACGCGCGAGTACCACGCGGGGTTCCACCCTGGGGCATCGACAAACCGGATGGGCTTGCCAAAGAGCTTGGTGCCGAGTTCGAGAACCGACACGTTCTGGATGCGGGGGACAATGAACGTCCGCCAACCGGGAAGGTCGCCGGTCGCGGAAGCGGATTGAGGGTCAACGTACAGGTGCAGGTAGACGGTCCCGTTGGAGCCGCGCCAAACGGCGTGAGGGTTGCCCACCCGCTGCCCGTACTTGCCGGTGACTCCTTCCTCCTGCCACTTGTCATTGTAGAAGAAGGACACCGGCTGCTTGTTCTCAATGGCGTAGGCCAGTTCCTTCATGGCATCGCCGCCGAAGCGCGCCGTGTACTGAGCGCCCCGCGACTTCGGGATGACCGTCTCGGGCTTCCCTCCGAAGCCAAAGAGCTTGGCGATGCTGTTGCGGATTGACTGGAAGGCCATGACCTACCTCCGTTGACGGGAACGCCGTGTTCATCGGCGAAAGTTGGTGGACAGGTGTTTCTGCTATAGAGAGAAACTGAAAGACCTGTCCACCTCTGAATAGCCGATGGCTACGGCGTTCTCACTTCATGCGGGCCGCGAAGTCGAAGCCCTCGGTCATGCCGCCGGGGCCTTCTTCCTCGCCCATGACTTCCTCAGTCACTTCGCTTCCCCGCGTCTCCCCCTCAGCGGGCATGTCAAGGAAGTCCTTGAAGCCCTTGTCCTTCGCCAAGGTGAGCAGGTGGGCGGTGATGGCCGTGAGCGCCTTGTCATCCTTGATGGCGCTGAGGGCCACGGGGAAGGGCGCGCCGTAGTCACTTGCCGCCGCTTCGAGCATGGAAAGGAACCGCACAAGGTCAGGGTCAAGCTCAGTGACGGGCTCGCTGTACTTCTCGGGCATGAGGTCCATGCCCATGACCTTCGCCGCCGCCGCGATGGCCTTGGCGAGCGCGTCCATGACCTTCGGCGCCACGGGCTTCTCAAACGGCGGGACCGTAGCCGCAAGCTCTTGGCCGATGGCGGCATCGGTTTCCTCGGCAGCGGCCATGAGGTCAGGGGGCATACCCTCGGGGGTCTTCATGGTCAGGGGCATCACTGTTCTCCTTCAACGGGGAGCGGGGCGGGTGCCCCTTCGGGGGACGGCTGAGCCGGGGGAGCGGGAGGCGGGGTAGCAAGGTCAGCGGGAAGCTGGAAGACTCGCACCATTTCTTCAAGGATAAGCTGCGGGTTGGCGCCAAGCTGCCCAAGGACGGGAGCAAGACGCTCCAAGACCTGCTGCTTCGCAAGGTCGCTCATGGGCGTAGTCCCGGCATCGGTCGCCCAATACTGAAAGTCGCCGGTCAAGTCATCGGCGCTGAGAATGGTGGGGCCAACGGGGTTTGGCAGGCTCAGGGGCTCGGCTTCGTCGCCCAAGACCACGCTCAGCATGACGTTGTAGGTGAAGGCGAGCGAGGTGATGACGCTATCCCTGATGCGCGCCATGCGGCCAATCTCGCTGGAAGTGTAGGCGGCGAGAAGGTTCTGCTCAGTCGCCGTGCTCTTGGTGACTTCGCCCCGCGTGAACGGCGCGAGCATCCCCGCGTCCTTCAAGTCCGCGTCCACCGTCTGCGCGTAGACCGTGATGTCGGCCGGGATGGGCACTTGCGGGACGGGCATCATGTTCCCTTCAAGGGGAAGACCCGGCTGCAAGTCCACCTCAATGAACTCCCCGTCAAGCCCCTGAGACACCTTCGCGGCACCGTCTTCGGAAAGGAAGCCTGCCCGCACAAGCCATTGACGGGCCATGCGCCTCACGCCCTGGGCTTGGTAGGTCCGCATGAGGTTGAGTTCCCTGAACTGGTCGCGGGACCGGCCGATGAGGCTGTAGCCTCGGAGGGGCGTGTCAGGGTCGCGGGTGAAGTAGAGGGGGAGAATAGGAACCACAGGACGCCCCGACGCCGACTTGAAAGGGATGCCCGTGGTTTCATGGACAAGCTCACCTTCGGGGGTCTTGGCTTCCGCGTCGGCCTCAGCGTCAAGGGCGCCCACCTGAACCGTGACGCCCGTGAACAGGAAGTCCTGACCATCGCTGTAGTCGGGGGACCAGACCAGAAGGCGGTCATCCATGAGGTCATAAAGCTCGACAACTCGAATCCACTTGTCGGTGTCGGGCACTTCTCCGCTGTTGGCGCCAAGGCCCTTCATCACGTCCTTCCCCGCGATGCCCGTAGACTCAATCCACTTGGAGTAGGCACGGGTGCGGAACTGCTCAGGCCCCTTCTTGTAGCGGGCCGTGGCCTCACTCACGGGCATGAGGAAGACGTGCCCGACGTGCCGCTGTTGGTCCCATGAGCAGGCGGTGGCGTCCACAATGACTTCCCACGGGGGAAGGGCCGCGCATGACACCCGCTTCAACGGGTCCACGTTCTGCTCGGGCGCGAGCTTGATGAAGCTGCACGGGTAGATGAGCGCGAGACGGGTGGCGTCTTCAAGCTGCTCCCGCACGGTCAAGAGGTACTGGTTGGCCGTGGCCTGCGCGACTGCGGGGTTGCCGCGTGCCCGAATGTCGGGCTCAACGCGCACCGAAGGGTTCTTGGCGTAGAGCGAGCCCAAGTAGGACTCGACAACGGCGTAAGCCTTGGGGACTTCGGTACGCAGAACACCGTCATTCATGGTGAACCCGTCCTGTTCCCAAAACTGCGTCATGTAGAGCCGCCGGTACTCCCTCATGCGCTCACGGCGGTCATCCCAATAGAGGTCATGCTGACCAAGAATCGCCTGAATGTCTTTCGGTTGAAGCATCGGGGCTCCGCTTAGAAGGGAAGGGAGGAAGAACGAATACGGCGTGCCCGCGAGGCGGCAATAAGGTCATCAACCCTGTTGCGGTTCGAGTGTACCGCATTGGTGCGCCATGCGGAAGGCACGTCCCGAAGGCACCTGTAGGCCAAGGCGCAAGCCATAGCCGCGTCATCATGCCCTCCCTTCGGGGCTTCGGGGCAGACCTTTCCGGGTGGAATGGTGAGGGACCGAAGTTCAAGCCAAGTGGGGCGGTCGAGAATCTGAATGAGTTGCAGGGCTTCCCGCAAGGTGTCGAAGGCGTCAAGTTTACTCTGTAAAGTGGTCACCCACGGCTTGCCGGTCTTGGGGTTGAGCCATTGCTGACGGTAGGCGCAGTTGTTCACTTCAAGAAGGAAGGCGTGGCCGTGGTTGTTGGACTCCGCGAGCATGAGCGCGGAGTTGTAGCGGACGGCCACTTGGATGCAGCGGTGCGCCCATTGAGCCGGGGTGAGGGTGTTGCTCCGCTCAGTGTAGACCACTTGCCGGGTTGCCACGCTGACAACGCACAAGGCGCTGTAGTCCCCGCCGACGCCGCCACCAACGTCAACGCCCATGACGTAGCGGTCATGGTGCTGAGGGGCTTCAATCTCACGGCCTTGGTTGACGCCGTGAAGGGCGTGCTCGACAACGTGGACGGCGCCAAGGTCTTCGTCCCCGAAGTAGCCGCCCTCACGGTCAAGGAAGCAGTCATCCAGGCATGAAGGGTACTCCCTGCGAAACTTGTAGCTTGAACCGATGCGGTTCTCAGTCCTACGGCGCCAGTGAAGCTGCCCAAGGGTCAGGCCGTATTCGTCCCGAAGTCCTTTCTCATAGTCGGTCAAAGTGGCCTCGAAGTCGGCCGGGATGAGGTCAGGGCCGTCTTCGTAAGCGGGATGCTCATGCCACCACATCGTCAGGAGCGTCCACCCGTTCTCAGGGGACGCCTTCACAAGCTGCGAGAAGAAGTCATTGGGGTTGTTGGCCGTGCTTTCAAGGATGAGCAGGCCGTCACCAACCGCCGCGTCAAGCTGGGCGATGACTTCTTCAAGGTCAGGCGCGAAGGCCGCTTCGGAGACTACGGCGGCAGCCGGGGTGAAGGACCGAAGGCCGGTAGCTGAGCGCGACGTGAACGCCTGAACACTTGCGAGGGTGTCACCGTAGACAATGCGCGCCTTGGCGCGGGTCTGAATGGGCCGGCGAAGAAGCTCGGGAGGGTCATCCAACCACCTGCGATTGTCGTCAAGAAGCGCGGTCGCGGAGTCATCCCTCATGCTGATGACCGCGTGCATGGCCGCGAAGGGCGTGGTGTACGCCTTGTGGTGAAGGACCATCTTGCAAGCCGTTGTGGCGTAGACCTGACGGGCCTTGATGATGACAATGCGCTTGGCACCGTTCTCAACGGCCTCGAAAATCTTGGCCTGCATGGGCGCGGTGGACCACGGGATAGGCTTCTTCGAGTCCTTGTCCTGAACCCGGTGAAGCTGAGCGAAGCCGTCCACCCGCGCAATCACTTGCGCGACTTGGCCTTGAAGGTGGACGGGAACGGCGCCGGGGATGAAGGGCAAGGTCAACGCTTCACCAACTGGAGGACGGCGGCAAGCTCGGCCTCAGCGTTCTGCGGCTCCATGCCCCGTGCGGGTTCCACCTTCTTCGGCGGTGCGGCCTGAGCGAAGATGCCATCAAGAACCCATTGCGCCGCCTTCAAGGACGTGGGGTTGCCCTCGCCGTTGACCAGGGTGTCCTGAACTACCCGGATGGAACTGTTGAGCAGGGCGTTGAGCCCTTCCCGCGCACGGGCGGCAAGCTCCTCGGGAGTCGGGGGGATGGTCGCCCGGTAGGAGTCGCACCAAGCCATGATGTTCTCTTTGCGCCAAAGGGCCACGCTCGCCTCACTGACCAGCCCTTCGTTCACGGCATCCCACTGAGACTTGCCGTTGTCCACCATGAACTTGACCACCCGCTGTTGGAGGGGCGTGAGTTCATCGAAGGACTTTGAGCCGTCAATGCGGCGAGGCGGGCGCTTCTGCTTCGAGGGCGTTGTCATTGTGTCTCCGGTGGTCATGGGCCTGGAAGAAGCCCTTGGCCGTGTCGGTGAGAAGGACAAGAAGGTCAGCGAAGGTGACTTCGATGGACTCCCCTCGCCATGAGCAGTCCTTACAGTGGCGGACGCGGTAGCAGACCTGAAAGCGGTGGATGAGCGTAGTTGCGAGCAACCTGCCCGACTTCGGACGTACCCCGGTCTGCCTCACCTTCGTCTGGCCGTCGCATACGGGGCACCTGAGCATGTTCACGCCTCTGAGGTGTAAATGTACACAAGTGGTAGGGGACCGTCAAGCGCGGGTAACGGCGTAGGTTGACCCGGAACCGAGAACGCCGTGTTCA